CATTGCTTTTGCTCCTCTTTCTTTAATGGGAATAAACCTTTCCATTCATTGTTAATTGATTGGTTGATTATTTTTTCCTGAATTTCTGTTGAGCCGCCAGAAATAGAAATTAATTCATTAATCTTTGCAACTTCACCATTTATGGTTTTGTATTTTGATTTTATCATTTTTTTATACTCTAACCACCTACCCCAAGCTTCAACATTTAAATTTTGAAATTCAGAAAAATCTTGAACGCCTATATATTTCTTAACATTCTTATCATTCTTATCATTCTTGTTTGTGGTTAACCCTTGGTTGACCTTTGGTTGGCCCTTGGTTGTACCACTGGTTGAAGTGTTGGTTGGTTCCTCGTCGGTTTGGTAAATTTTCCAGTTAATTAGCGTAAAAACAGTATATTTTCCGTCTATACCCTTGGTTGGAGTAGTGGTTAACTCTCCGGTTGATTTTAGGTACTTTAAACATGTTCTTACTTGCTGTTCGGTTAATCCGGTCTCGCTAGATAGTGTTTTTCTTCCAGATATAAATTGACCTGCAAGCACTTCAACGCCTTTATAATTTTTCTGCTTATGATTGGCTCTTAAAAGGCAGTGTGTAAAAAAGTGCCCAACATTAGGCTTTTTGTACCACTCCCAATCTGTGAGAGCTCTATGTAATTTTACATAGCCTCTGTGCATGGCATTCCTTAAATTTCACGGGAAAAAAGCAAACAGCAAGGAACGCCAATTCGAAAACTGTTCGCTTTATTTTTTCCCGTAATATATTGTATAATTTCATTGGATTGGCGTTCCGTTTTGTGTACCGAATATATAACAACATCCCCAAAGTCCGTCAATGGGTTTGGTTAAAATAATTACTGAAAGTCAACAATTATATTTTCATCTATTGGTTTACCGCAACCACGACAACGAAAAATACAACCATGGTCTTTTTGGTCTGGATAACTATACCTGTTGCCATTTCTCCAACATGTGCAGTCTGAGCCCTCAGTTAAAATAAAAGGCTCTCCACAACTGCATTTAGCCTTTAATTCACGGTCGAAAGTTTCAACTCTTCCATTTTCGTGAGTTCTGGTTTTTCTTAGATCTTCAGTCATACTTTCCTTTAAATGGGTTTGTTGGTTTTTTTATAAATTAATTAATTTTTTAACCCACTTTTCATTTTGGCCCATTGGGTGACAAGATAACTCAGCAATAACTTGGGAAATCCTATATAGAATATGGCGTGGCTATTTGATGGGTAACGTTTTGCTGATGCCGGAAAAACGATAATAAAAAAGACGGCCCGAAGTGAACCGTCTTGCACCAGTTAAATTTGTTTGGGTGGATTGATTAAATTACTCTAACTCCTCAAGTCTATTCAATAGCTCAGCATACCCGCACAGGTCAACCAGGTTATCTCTTTTGTGCTTGTTGGACTGCCTTGTTAACTTAACAGCAATAAGCACCTTACAAACAATCTCAGCGCAAATAGATGCCTCACCTGCAAGTAGATCCTTATCGTCTTTATCTAAAAGCAGATTTGTAATATTTGCTATCTTTTCAAAACTTTCTTTAGCTGAACCGTAATCAGTAGCCCTCGCACCGTTTACTATTTCTTCAGCTTCTGTTAATATTGAACTCATTCTTTCTCCTTTAAATTTAGTGCGCAATTTTTTGCACAGTTAGTTAATTTGTATAGCCTCTCTCAAGTGCAGACCGTTGATACTGTTTACTCAATCCGGTCTTTTTATTGAACTTGAATTTATCAATCTGATACCTTTCAACCGGCAATTGGTAACCGGCTAAATATTGCTTTGTATAATCAAACGCCTGAATAGCCCCCTTTGCAACAATCGCTACATACCCCAGGTCATTCAAATAATTCAGAAAGAACTTTTGATTTTCGGATAGCTCAGATTTGACCAAGCGTTTCATTTCGATATAAAGCCCGTTGTAGCCGTGTTTTGGAATTGGTATACTTATATCCAGAACTCCCGATTTAACACCTTCAGCTTTAAGCTTTGAGCCTATTATTTTATTCCTGAGTGAACCATTAGGAACCGAGTGGGTAAGTATTAATTCTGGGTGTTTATTCATCATTGAATTAATCAGTTTGAAATAATTTTTCTGCTCAGTGTGCTCATCTGGTAGTTTTTTAATTTGCATAATACTCCTAAAACATTGAAATTTGAGCCGTTTCTTGCTCTATTCGGTTAATACTATTGTTGAAGTATTCAGTATCCAGCTCAAACCCAGTAAACTCACACTTATGTTGATTACATGCAATGGCAGTGGTTCCAGTACCTAAAAACGGATCTATAACCTTAAAGCCTTCTTTTGAGAAATTACTTAAAATAATATTAGGTAAATCAATCGGGAAAGATGCACTATGATTTTTATCTTTAGACCTTGATTTACCGAAGCGCCAAATGTTAGATAGCGAACCTCTTGTAAATTCCGGATCACTGAATGCTCTATTTATAGAATCATTTTTAGAAAAAACAATAATATATTCATACCCTGAATTTAAACACCCTTCAGATATGGAGGGTTCAGCCGTGAGCTTATCCCAAACAATTACTTCCTTTATTTTATCATGAAACTCACCAAATATTTTAAATAATGCTGGCTTATTGCCTGTAACCATTTGAATATTAAAGAACACTGTATTCGATATTCTCATAAGCTCATTAATGGTTTTTTTAAGGAACTCAAAGTAATCGTCAATAGATAAATTATCATCATAACTATTATACTTTGTAGATAATTCCTTGATTATTTGCCGGCTGCAATATTTGCCATTTCTTACACGTAAATTCATATTATAAGGTGGTGATGTTATAGCCAAATCAAAATAATTATCAGGATACTCTGCCATGCCTTCCATGCAATCACGGTTGTATAGTTTCAGGTTGTCTTTTATATATTCTTTCATTAGTAAGTCACAGTATAAGTTAAAGTTGCAGCGGATAGCCAATAGATACACTTTTTGACATCGCCATTCGTTAAATAAATGACACCGGCTAAGATGTCGATTACTATTAAAATTGTTGGTAATATTCTACTGTCAATCATTTATAATTCCCTGCCATAAAATTTACATATACCGCAATGATACCGGAAAGTAAGATACTACCGGCTATAAAAAATGTTGTCCATATTATGTAGTGGATTGTGCTTGATAGTTTAAATTTTATCATTTAGTAAATCCTTGTTTTGGTGGATGTCACCGACTACTTCAATTCTGCCGGTTGTCCATATGTCAAAAGAATATTGGCCTCCCCCTGATACTGAACACACTGTACCGAGCATGTTAAATTCAATACGCCTATTCTCACCATCCCACCATTCTGAGTGACATATATCTCCCTCATAAATCTCCACACCGTTTTTATCTTTTAGGCCTGTAAATTGTTCCCATTCGAGATCTGACAAGCTCCTAACGGGTCCATCTCTACCGTCACACATCCAGTATGATAAATCTGAAGTATCACTAATGTATTTAAGTGATCCGAAGCTAAAAGCTCTAAACTTTATCTCCCTCATATCTTAACCGCCTTAACAATATTCCGAAATTTAACCCCGTATTTTTCCATAGTTTCGTCCATGGCTTTTACACAATCTGACGCACTGACTGTGTAGGTTATACTTGGTGCTAATGTTTCGACCTCGTATAGCGCTTCACCGTTTTTCGATTGACTCATACTTTTTATCCCTTATAAGTTTAATTACTTTTTTGCGTTGATTTTCTGGCACTTCTGATAAAGTCCAGTATTTAGCGCTATAAACAAGATAGGCATTTTGCAACCTGTTCTTGAATGTTGTAAATGCTATTCCGTTTTCATCTTTAAATTTTCTATCCCATTTCTGAGTGTCTGAAATTTTTTTAATCTTACCGGCGTCTCTTCTGTCTTCGTAAGATATTGAGCTACAAACTTTACACTCTGACCTAAAATTTCCTTTTGTTTTATCTCTTCTAATAAAATGATCTGCCAAATCATCAGAAGTCGCAACAAGAAAAACCTTACCGCACTGTGAACACCTCTTTTTTATCACGCATCACCCTTCTTTTTACGTTTACGATTCATGACACTCTCCTCAAGTCTTTTATAATGATTATGCACAGCAAGGCCACACATTATATCAATCTGATCGGCTGTTCTGTGATACGGTTCACCCATCTTTTTTAACATAAAAATACCGCTTTTGTTCGGGAATGTTTCACGTTGGCCGTATACTCCACTAAATAGCCTTTTATTCTCGATGTCCCATACATAATTGCCGAATGTTGGAACGTTTTTTCTGGTTTGCGTCATGATGCCCCTACTACATTTGTAACCGTTGATGGTGAGTATTTTGTTTTGTACGGTAATGCCTTATGGTCTTTAATATACCGCTTTGCTAACCTCTTAATTGTCTTTGAATTACACTCTGGAAGGTTCTCAAATGGGCAAGCCTTACACGTTGAAATAACATCGATACATTCACCGTTGTTATCATAGAGTTTGCGGGCGCTTTCTAGTAGTATGTTTCTGGGCATTATTCACCACCTTCACACTTACATTCAACAACTTGCTCAATTGGGAGTATGCCTGAGAAGTATTCACAGTTTTTGCAAGCCATTGAACCTACGCTGATTGGGAAATTAAGTAGCTTTGTTTTTTTATTGAATGGGCATGCTGTTAATTTGTAATATTTATCACTCCACCACCTGCAGCCTACAGTGAAATTAATTAACCTTGTTTTTATTAAGCTTTCTTTCATTTTGTTACCTTATCTGAAACTTTGTACAGCCCTCTTTCAATCATCTCAACAGCACCAATCTCTATTAACCGTTTTAATGCATTGCTTATTGAGCCATGAGCGTATTGAAGATGCTTTGTTATGTCGCCTGATCTCATTTGTTTTCTATTCCATATCAATGACCATACGGCTTTTTGAATCTCACCTTGAAGTCTTAAATCTATTTCTTTCTTTTTCATATTTCCTCTTTTGTTGTAAACTAAATATAATAACCTATTTATAAATTTGTAAATAATTTTATTATTTTTTAAATAATTGTTGACAACACAAATCACTTATTACTACATTCCAAAATATCAAATTAAACGTGTGAGAAAAAAAATGGATAATCAAGCTGAATGTAATTTACTCGACTTCATCTTTAGCCTAAAAGAAAAAGGTTATTATACAGGAATTAGCTTTAACACTGATGGTATAATGACTATATCAATCTGGTTTAGTGGCGACCCAATTAAAACTAAAATGGATGTATGGTTATGTCTCGATGGTACTCAAGATGCTTCAGAGGCTATCGACATGATCAAAGGTGAAATTACCGATAGACTTAGAAATAAATATGAGGTTGCTTAATGTCTGATCTAACTCATTGGCGTAAAGGTTTTAACCCTGATTATTTAGGTGCCTATAGTTTAGCGCCTGATTACCGTGATATAATTTTAACTATTGATTATGTGCGTCAAGATGTAGAGGTTGTAGATCAGAACGGGAAAAAAGGTTTGTGCATGGTTGCCTATTTTACCGAAAGTGTTAAGCCTATGATATTGAATGTGACTAACTCAAAAGTACTAGTTAAGCTTTCCGGTTCTGAATTTATACAGAAATGGAGTGGTTTAAAAGTTCAGGTCTTTGTAGCGAAAGTCAAGGTTGCTCGTGAGCAGGTTGATGCACTTAGAATCAGACCATTTGCACCACAACTTGAATTACCTGAATTGCTACCAAACACCGAGACCTGGGAAAATGCAATTAAACATATGGCAACCGGTGGATTTAGTATTGAGCGTGTTGAGCAGAGTTATAAATTGTCTACTGAAAACAAAGCTCAGTTAATAAAAGATGTTGCTGAAGGAATCGCTAAAAATGGAGAAAGTGAAGATGTTTAAATCGATACATTCGGACGAAAAAAGAGTATTTCACAACGTAGACCAAAATACAGATGAATGGCTTTGGTTGCGTTCTGGAAAGTTTACAGCATCAAGTATTAAAGATTTGCTGTCTGGTAAGAAAACAAAAGGCTATACAGACACAATTAAACGTGTAGCAATTGAAAGGTTATCAGGCGAGCCGGTTGAGAGTAGCTTTTTTGGGACTGCTCACACTGAACGAGGGCACGAACTTGAACCACTGGCATTAAAAGCTTATGAGGATTTAATGTTCTCAGTAGTTGATGGTGGTGGGTTCTTTGAATTTACTGATTGGGTTGGGGCTTCACCAGATGGTCTAATGGCTGATAATGGCGGTGAATATGGCTTTGAGGCAAAATGCCCATGCTATAGTAAATTCCTTGAGTACCTTTTCGATAATGAAAAACTGGTAAAGGATTACTGGAAGCAGGTGCAGGCTCAAATATACACTTGTGGTTTTGAATGGGTTGATCTGGTTGCATACTATCCGGGTTATAAAATCATTAAAGTTCGTGTTGAGCGTGATGATGAAATGATGACCCTTATTGAAAATGAAATTGAGGTAGCTAAAGAAGCAGTTAACAACATGATTGAAATATTAAAAAAACATAGAATTGACTATAAAGGAGAAAAGTAAAAATGAATAATCAAATCGAAAATACAGAAGAAGTAAAAACAGGTGAATTAACTGTTCAGGATTACAAGATAGTTGGCTTTGATGAGTCAGTTATTCCATCAAGCCGAATACATGAATTAAAAGAAAAGTTTGTACCAATGCTACAGGCTTTCGATACTCATAACCAGAATAGAGACTCAATACTTGAAGAGTTCGAGTCTTATAAAAAATCTGGTGAGGCTGTACCAAAGTCATTACTTGATAGAGCTAAACGTCACCGCCTCGATATCGCAAAGATACGTACAACTACAGAGAAGGGCCGTAAATCGTGCAATGAAGACCTTAACAAAGCAAAATCTGGTAATGATGCATTGGCCAATTACATTAAGGAAAATATTTCAAGTGATGAAAAAGAGATGGCAGAAATTGAGCTTCATAATGAGAAAATTGAAGAGGCCAGATTAAAAGAAGTTCAGGCTGAGCGCGCTGAAATAGTTAAAGCTTATGGGTTCACTGAGGATGTAGATTTTTCAGGAATGGCTCAGACCATTTTCGATAGCTTTGTAGCCGGTGAGAAGGTCAAATTTAATGAAAGAGAAGAGGCGAATCGTAAACAGGAAGTGAGAGTTTCACGCCAAACTCAATGTTTAAATATTTCTGAGTTCATACCGAATTATGAGGCTATTGATTTAGCTGAATTGTCTGAGGATAATTTTAACTCAATGGTTGACAACGCAAAGCTTGAAAAATTCAATTATGAAGAAGCTAAACGAATTGAAAAAGAAGCTGAAGCAAAACGCCAAAAAGAAATTGAAGAAGAAAACGAACGCCTGAAAAATGAAAAAGCTGAGGCCGACAAAAAAGCTGAAGCAGAACGTCTTGAACGTGAAGCAAAAGAGAAGGCCGAAAAAGAACGTCAAGCAGAGGCCCAAAAAATAGCTGATGCACAACGTGAAAAAATCGAACGTGAGGCCCGTGAAGCTCGTGAATCTGAAGAAGCGAAGACTCGTGAAGCTGAACAGGCAAAACAAGCTGAGGAAGAAGCAAAACGCAAATTAAAAGAGGCTCAAGAGGCTGAAGCTAAACGGATTGAAGAAATCAAAGCACTTGCTGAAACTTCAAAAGAAATTACTCTTGAATCGATTGAGAAAACCATTGCAGAAGGTAAGACAATTTTTGTCCAGGTTGTTTCAGTTGAAAAAATTGAAGGTCAAGCAGGAATTTTTATACAAAAATCTGAAAAGTAATTTATATTTTTCTTACAACGCCTCACACGTTGGTTCAGGGTTGGCAGTTATTCCCCTTTCTGCCACCCTGATATTTTAGTGAGGCATAACATTTTAAATTGTGTGAGGCAATTAATGATCGAAGAAATTAAATCAATATTAGACGGCTTTGAATGTAGAGTAGTTGAGGCTAAACGGGCTAAAAACTGTTTCTACGTAACCTACATTAACCGTGACCCAGTAGATATTCAAAAACATTCTGATCGGACTTTTGCAAGTAGATTAATTAATCTGTTCAAACAATCCCGTAGAATTTCCCGCAATCATTATTTCGTTGATATGAATAATATTGACATTGAAGAGGTGAACCGGTTTGTTTCCTATCTTAATATTGCTGTAACCGATTTATCACAAAGGGAATCAATACACCTTAACTTAATCACACGGGACATTGTAGAGGATTCCGGTTGTACTATTGGCTGTCAAGGCGGGGAGTGGGTGCATCACTTTGATTGTGGTTTTGATATGCTTGTATTTAATGCTCAAGAGTTGGCTGTTTACGCAATGGATCAAGGGTTTAATGAAGTAGATTTTTCTAATTGTTGGATCAAAGAAATTCTTGAATCTGAAATTGAACCACACACAAAAGTAATTGAATCAGACCAGTATAAACATATTGGATCTAAAAAAGAAAATGTTGAATTTACCACATTTGTTAAGGACGTATTTAGAGTGCATCCTGAAAAATATCATGTGTTGGTTGAGACTTATTCTGAAGATCATGAAGGGATGAATTAATGGAATTTATTGACAAATTATTTTTTACTGAAGTTGTAGTTACAGCCGTATTTATAGTATTACTCGCTATATGGTGTGAGATATGTAAAAATGGAAAACCTGAGATTATAAGAAGAATTTATTTTTCAAGAATTCCACTTATACTTTTTTCTGTATTAGGTTGCGCTTCAGCATTTGTAACTTTAATAATTAGAATTTGGAGCCAATATGATTGACGAACTAATACTTAAAACTCAGCAACATTGGCAAGCTAAAGGATTGTATCAAAAGGCTACTAATGAAAAGCAGAAAGAAAAGTTATTTGAAGAACTGGACGAAATTAAAACAGCTTTTTTATCTGAAACAGAAGTTGAACAAAAGCATGAAATAGGTGATGCAATAACTGTACTGATTAACCTATGTAAACTAAACAATTTTACTCTCGATGAATGCCTATACCTTGCCTACACGAAAAATATAAAACGTGATGGGGAGATGTTGGGCGGGGAGTATGTGCATAAATAGACCTTAAACGCTCTCGACCCTAAATAATTATTAATCGTATTATATGCTTATTTTCTGCAACGGTTGAGGGCGTTTATTTGAAAGCTTTGTATGTATTAAGCATATATGTGAACAACCCTAAGGCGCCCGAAACGATACCAAAAGCCCAATACATTTTATTTTTAAGGCTTGCAACGTTTTCATTTGTCTCGTCAAGTCCCTCATTTGTTTTTCTGACTTTCTTACCTAGAACCTGTACGTCTTGCTCGATAGCTTCAATCTTGACCTGGTGCTTGATAGTGTCTTTTGCGTATTCGTTAATATCCTGAGTGGCAACATCAACTTTAGTCTCTATTCTGTTCATGAAATTCCTAAAATCTTCTTTCAGGTCATCAAAAAGCTTAACTGTTTCTTCTCTGGACATTTGATCACTCATAATATTACCATACACTAAATCTACTAAAATTATCCGCTTACCTGTAAACTAATTGTTTACGTTTTATTTTTAACAGTTAAGGTGCTGTTAAAACTACCTTCCTATTTGATGGGTCGGCATATGGGGCAGATAACCTTCTGACACTCCTATACCATATACGAGCACGAAAAAAGCTCATACCATCTTTACGCCACGACAAATAAGCTTCATAATCAGCGTAACCCCTGAATGACTTATTAATCACTCTTTCTCGCATTAACTGATAAAGCGCGTCATGAACCAAAGCGCCAATCATGCTATTGTCAGTATCTATAGTTGGTCCGCTCGGACCGTCCCAAGCATAACCTTTTTTAATAGTTAAAACGCCACTTATATTAATTGATAAAAAATCACTTTCATAATTTACAAGCGGGTTGTGCCTTAATTCAATGGAAAAATCTTCAGCTAATTGATACTTATATCCATTCCTGTATTTAATCATACGAAACTCCATTTAAATCCGCTGTGAGTTTTACCTAAACCATTGCAGCACTCTACAATATGTCGCCTATGGAATCCCGCTCTTTCCGCTTCCCTGCACGAACTCCACACATTAACTATATTGTTTGATAATGATTTTTGAATCAACTGCATTGAAAATGAATGCCTTGAATTTTCTGCATTAGTCATCCATTCTAAGTTATATACGTTATTATCTTTTTTATTCTTATTAATATGATTTACAGTTTTTTTACCAATAGGGTTTGGTATGAAAGCCTCTGCAACAAGCCTATGAAGTTTATAAATTTTAGATCTTATACTTACAACACAATAACCGTCTTTATCGTGCTGTATTTTTAAAAAACCTTCTTTACCTGATCTTTTATAGTTTAAGCTTTTTATATTACCTAAATTCGATACTTCATAATCAGAATTAAGCCCCTCTATAAGCCTCCATTTCTCTTGACTCAAATTTTCCTCCAATTCTGGAACGCACCCGAATGTATTTAAAAAGTTGGTTATTGACATTTAAACTGACACTAATATAGATCTAGCTTTTAAATCCATGCCTGCACTAGGCGTAATAGTAAATTTAAATCCGTAGGTTTTAGCTTCTGAGTCAGTGCCGTTATATAGCATAAAATAAACGGGCCTACGTACATCTATATTATTTTTGTATAAAACAAAATCCTGTTCATCAACAAGTATATCTCCATGCACCGGATGAGGTACATAACACTTAACAACACATATACCATTTATTGAGCCATTTAATGTCATTGTTACCTTAACTCTGATTTCTGTATTGTCTATAGTGTCCTTGACAATCGAGGCTAAAGGGTCCCATAGTGCCGTTGTCGTACTCTTATAATCTCTTACGGCACAATCAACAGGCAAATCAACCTCTACACCTGAAGAAAGCGCCAATGTATTCCCGGTATCAACGCAATCATGAATGCAATTTTTAGCCGGTACAAATGTGTCTTTTATAAAAGTTCTGAATAATCCCATTATTTTGTAAACTCCTCTCTTGAACCAAGCATATCTTTTAAAATATGAATATCATAATATTTAACAGCCCATACACCACTATAATCATCGTTTTTACCGAATAATTCACTTGTGTCATCGCTGTCTCTATATATTTTTACTTCAAAATTTACTGATAAGCCTTTCCCGACACCATGCCCCGCTGGTAAATTAAATTCAGATATTTGCTGCATGTCACCACTATCATCATACGTGAATTTTAAATCCGAAGCAGTTAAAGCCTTTAAAGTCCACGGAGTTGGTGAGCCGGCGTTGTTTATCCACCTGTATTCAATTAATATATTTGGTACGTTATCACTAGACTGCATCCAATGAACGTGTGGGCGAATGTCACTATCAGGCACCCTGGCATGTAACATTTGCTTTATGTTTCCCACTGGCTCATTAGGGTATCTTGCGTTATCTTGAAAGTCAAGCGTCAAATCAGTCATGTTAAAATCAACACGCCCAACAGATGAGTCGAGGTTTCGCCCTATAAAACTATTACTTATTTCATCCCAACATTGAGCGGTGCCAAATGCCTGAAGAGTACCGTCTTCTTCAAGTAAAGTATGGTTCGTCTCTCGACCCATTTTAATTGAGCCAATAAAGGTTTTAATGTAATTACGCCATTTCATTTAATCGTCTCCAAATAGAAAATTACCTACATCATCTGTGAGAGCTATGCTATCATCATCAAGCAATAAGTCATTATCACTACACGGATCATCACTAACTAAAATCCAATTACTCACATACTTATCCCAGAACTCAGATAGAGGATCAGTCAATGTGCCGACACTCAATCCCGTTGAGTCTTTGATATCAGTTCCAGTACCTTCATTAATCGGGATCATCTGGCCACATTTGTAAAAATCCCAAAAGTTACCGTCAAAATCATTGATAATACCGCTATTGTATGAAGCCCCAAGATATGAAAATGTTGATGTTGCATATGTTCCTGATAATCCAGTTGCTAATGTCTCAGATACTCCATTGACAGTAAGTACAACATCACCCGCTAATGTGCGTTCAACTTCTACAAAATTATTATTACCATTGTATACATCCAAAACACTATTTACCGAGGCTATTGTTGTTGTGTTGCTCTTCAGAAATAACCTGAGTTTAGTTTCTTCACCAGTACCGCCAACACCTATTTCGTACCTCGTAAAATCTGAGCCATCACTTTCACCATAAACACGGCCAAATGTTGTCACGGTGCTTTTGTTTGTCCAAAACTTAATTTTCCATTCCGGTAGATACATGCAGGTTGGTGATTTTGCCACATCTAATTGTATGTATGACCCGACGTAATCGTTTGCTATGTACCTATCTTCTGGATTTGCAGGAGTTCCAGTTGTAGGGTTTGACGTTGGAGCACCTGAAAAGTAGCCGTTTGTATATCTATACCCTATCAATTCAGCGCCCTTGTATATATCGCCTGTTTTCGGCATATAATAAAGTGTATCTGTAGGCCATACAAAGCCAGTACCAGGATATTGAGAGGCACCTTCAA